TTTTTACCTTTCCCAATCTACGCCGAGGTGGTATGGGATCGTGGTGGGAGCATGGCGCTAAACTGTAAGCGGTTTGCCCCGTCATATGAGATGATATGGGCATTCGGGAAGCGGCGATACTGGAATGATGAAATGAATAAGATGATGGGGGTATGGCGCATAGCGCCCGCGCATGGTGATCATCCGTGCCCGTTCCCTGTTGAGATACCGAATCGGCTTATTGAGGCGTCTTGCCCACCCTCCGGAACAGTGATCGACCCGTTCATGGGCAGTGGCACCACGGGCGTGGCCTGCGCGCAGACGGGGCGCAGTTTTTGCGGCATCGAGATTGACCCGACGTACTACGCTATCGCAGAAAAGCGCATAAACACGGCGCGGGCGCAGCAGCCCTTGCCGCTCATGGAGGCGGCCCAATAATGGCAGACGACAACGGCAACGGGCGGGTGACGCTCGCTATTTTGCAGACGGATATCCGCCACCTCACCGCCGAGGTGGGCCGCCTCGCCGACCTGCTGGGGAAGACATGCGCAGATCAATCAGCACAGCGCGACCGCATCCTCACCCTGGAACAACAGCGCATTGCCGACGCGAAAACGCTAGGCGAAATGGGCGCGGAGGTCAAGCGCATAGACAGCCGTGAAAAGCGGTGGGATGCTTTTCTGGGTGTGCTCGCCACGTTGCTGGGGGCTGTCGGCGTGGGAAGTTGGCTCAAACCGTGAGGCTCATCCACCGCCGCACGGTGTACACCTCGGCCTCGGACACGTTCCGCCTGGTGGTGATTGGCGACACGCACCTGGGCAACGTGGCGAGCGACGAAAAGACGCTGAAAGCAGTCTGCCAGGGCATCGCGGATGACCCACGGGCTTACTGGCTGGGTCTGGGCGATTACTGCGAGTGTATCAATCGCCACGATCCCCGCTTTTCCACTGACGCCCTGGCGGGGTGGCTGTTCGGGCGGGAAGAGATGCGCGATATTGCGCGCACCGAGGCGGATAGATTCCTGGACTACACGCGGCCTATCGCGGGCAAGTGTGTCGGGCTGTGCGAGGGCAACCATGAGGCGAGCATCCTGCAACACAGCGAGTGCGACGTGTACAGCCGCATTGTGGAGGGCCTGGCGAGTGACGACGAGCACCGCCTCGACCATCGCGGCATGATTACCTGGAAGTTCGAGCGCAACGGCGGCGGCTCCTGGACGTGGCCCCTTTTCGCCAGCCACGGCTCTGGCGGGGGGCGCGCGGAAACCGCGCCGACGGCGGCGCTGACCCGCCTGGCTGACCAGGTAGACGGCGTGAGCGCGGTGATCATGGGGCACCTACATCGCTATGAGCACCACCCCGTCGCCAAGTTGCGGCCAGAGGGCGGGAAGGTAAGAGCGGTGACCATGCACCTGGTGAGCATCCCGGCGCTGTGCGGGGAGATGGAGTACGCAGAGCGCAAAGACCTGCGCCGCGCGCCGACGGGTTGGGTAGAGCTGGCCATAACGCCCTATGCGAGGGCGGTGGACGTGAGAGCACATTTGATGGGAGGATGAAATGCAGTTGAAAGACGCCTTGTTGTGGATTTCAACGGTCGGCGCGGGGCTGGCCTCGTTCTGGCTGGTAGAGAACGTGGCCTGGTTTGCGACGCTCTCCCCGCGAGCGCGGCGCGTGGCCGCGTACCTGGTGGCCGCCGCGCTGGGCATTCTAGCGTGGCTGGCAGGGATCGCCATGCTTTACACGCCGACGCCGGTGGGCTGGCGCGCCTGGGTGGAGGGCGCGGTGGCGGTAGCCCTGGTCGCGTCGGGCGTGGGGCAGCTCATTCACGGCGAGAAGTACCTGAGCGCCACGCCGTCAAAGTAGCCTACTCCCGGCCTCCTCCTCCGGGGGTAGGCCCTCCCTCCCGCGTGGCGCGTGCTGGCCTGAGAGAGTACGCTCTCTACAGCGGTGCGCGCCACGTGATAGCGCCTCGCTCGCCTCGGTGAGCGAGTTCAGCCGCCGTCAGGTGCACGCCTGACGGCGGTGGTGTTTTGGGAAAAACGAGTTTTAGAAATTGTCCCCTAAACCTATTGACAAATAGCATAGCATATGCTATAATGGGGTCATAGAACACGAACGCAGAGACACACAGGAGGCACAGAGATGGAAACCAAGCTGACGAGCGAGCAGCGCCGCAGGGTCGAGCAGGCGATTGATGAGTGCCAGCGGAAGATGGAAAAGGAACTTGGTTACTCTGAGGATTTGCAGGACAAGGACATGCTTGACTTCTATCGCGGCCATATCGCCAAGTTGATGGGAATGCTCAAGTAGCGCACACACCGGGCCGGGACAGCCACCGGCCCCACAACAGGAGGTACAGAGATGAAAAGCAACGCAGGCGCGCCCCCACGCGAGGGGCGCACACAACGGGTGGCGGTGTACCTGACGCCGGAGGACGCGGCCTATCTGGAGGCCATGCCGGTGGGGTCACTATCGGCGGCGGTGAGAGAGTGCATCGCGTGGTATCGGCAAACATACAGCCCCGCGTTTCTGTTGCGCTGCGAACAGGCCGGGCGTGCGCCCGCCGACGTGATTTCCGAAATGATGTGGGGCTACGCCACCATGCCCACGGCGGCAGAGGTGCGCGAGGCCATCGAAAGGGGGCCAGAGGATGAGTGACCACGGCTGGCGCAGGGTAAGCGAGGGTGAGCCTGACGAGGGGCGTCTCTGCGTAGTCATCACCTATCGGAACACTCTGGTGATGTGCAACTACGACGGCATGTTCCGCGACCACGACAACCCCGACCGTTGGATGCCGCATGGCATGGCGGTGTGGTGGCGATACTGGGAGGTGCCATTCCCGGAGGAGGTGGGGGATGATAGCGCAAGCCCGGCCTCATAACAACAACTTTGTTGTGCCCGCGCTGGGCCTGGCCATCCTGCTGGCCTTCGTGGTGGCTACGCCGTGGCTGGGGGCGGTGGACGCCGTGCCTTCGGCGCACGTCAGCAAGCACGAGGCGGGGACGCTACCCGCCAGCGTGATCAACGCCGAGATCGTGCGCGGCAACTGCCGCTGGTACTACAGCGCGCGCTATCAGCAACACCTCGCGTTGGTGGAGGTGAGCGGGATGTGTGGCGGCGCGATATTCCGGCGCAACGCGGCCGGCGCGCTTATCGAGGTGACGTGCTTCGGCGGCTCGGAGTGCACCCAGGGGGACTGCACGTATTGGCGCGGCGTCATCGCCAGCGGCGGGTATGTGCCCGTGGCCAGTATGGGCGGATAACCGCGCTATGCACAACAACAAGAGCCTGCCACGGTTACAACCATTCGATGCAGGGCGGATAGGCGCGGTGCACGATCACGCGGGCAATGAGGAGGCGATATAACTGGGATAGACGCTCCGGCGGCAACGTGTCCAGGGTATCCAGAGTAGAGGCCAGCTCCACCAGGCGGTTGTGGCGGCTGGCCTCGCGTTGTGCTATGCTCTCAATGGCGGTGATCCGCGCCTGTAGCGCTTGCTGCGCGGCCTGGATTTCGGCGCGGTGCGTCAACAGCTCGTTGGCGTCAATGCCCCCGGCCTCGTAGAGGCGATCCCAGCGCGCCCACTTGTCGGCGTTGGCGACATATGCGGCCTGATATGTCGCCAGTTCTGCGCTTTCGTCTACACGTTTATCCACTCGCTGGGCCTCGGCAAAGGCGAGAGGGTTATCCAACGCTGCTTTGACCTGGTAGAGCACATAGCCCTCCAGCTCCACGGCGCGGATGCTGTTGACCTGGCACTGTCGCCCGCCCCAGTGAGCGTAGGTGGCGCAACGCAGAATGGCTATACCGTGGTGGGGCGTGGCGTAGGTGAGCGCGCCGCCGCAATAGCCGCAACGTACCAGTCCAGAGAGGATGTAGGCGGGGTTGCGCATTTGGGGCACATGGCGGCGCTGCTGCGCGTCGTGGCAACGTTGCCACAGTTCCGGGCTGACAATGGCTTCGTGCTGCCCTTTGGTCAGAATATCGCCATAGCGCACCATGCCGGCGTAGACGGGATGAGCGATGATGTGCCGCACCGTATCACGATGCCAACGTCCCCCGGTGGGGCCGGGGATACCCATATCGTTGAGGGCAAAGGTCAGCGCCGGCGCGCCCTGGCCCTCGGCGTAGCGCTCGTGTATCCAGCGCACCCAGCGGGCCTCGGCCTCGTTGACGACGAGGTGCTTGTCTACGCGAGCGTAGCCGTAACGGGGCTTGGCCGCGCCCGGAGGCAGGCCCCGCGCAACACGTCCACGCAGGCCGGCCATGGTGCGGCGCTTGCGCGATTCGTTCTCAAGCTGGCTCACCACGCCCGACACGGCGGTGATGATGAGGCTGCTGTCGGAGCTGTGCGCCAGGAGCGCGGGGTCAACAGGTTCGACGGGCTGATTCAGGGCGTAGATTTGCACGCGGTGCTCACGGCACACGGCCATCAGCTGTGCGCGCAGGGCGTCGGTGCGCCAGAGGCGATCATAGTCACGGCACACTACCAGGTCGGTGGCATCGGCGCGGATAGTGCGCAAGAGGTTACCATATTCGGCACAATCTGCACACAACTCGTCGAGCCAGTTGTAAGCGCGGGAATGACCGGCGATGGTGATCTCACCGACCACCTGCCAGGCGCGTTGCGCGCACATCCCCCGGCAGAGGTCGAGCTGCTGGGGGATGCTGTAACGCTCTTCACTGGCCTGAGCGCCGGTAGAGACGGCGGCGACGATGACGGCACGCATGGTCAATCCTGGAAACTCCCGTCTTTGCGGCGGTGATGGTTACGTATGGGGTGGCCGCACTGGGGGCACTTCTTCGTAAACGCGCCAGCCCACCACGAGAAGCAGATTGCCCAGACGATGCGCCAGGGCATGGCGAGACACCCCTGCGCGCCGGTCTCAGTGCAACGGGAACAATCGCGGCATCCGCCTTTGGGCATTCTGGCCTCCCTGTTATCCCAACCTATCCCAACTCACTACAGTGAAAACTTGTGTATTGACAGGACGATAGTAACGCTCCTATAATGAGTGAGGTGCGCGGGAACAATTACGCAAGGAGCGCAACGATGCAAAGTGCGGAAACGGACGAGTTTACGGTTCTTTGGCTTGCGCTATCGGAGGATGAACGTCGGCAGATTCACGGTCAACTAGCAGCCCTCGCATCATCGCAAGGGCTGCCGCCCGTGCTTCTGGATGTAACGCCTCGAATAACGCCAACGCCGCATCCAATTCGGGATCATCTCCACGTCGGTAAGGCATAGGGACACCCAACGCCTGAAAGACATCCGGTGCGGGCAGCCGTAACGCCCGCGCCAAAGCCTTCGTGTTTTCCCTGGTAGGCTTAGCCACGTCATGCATCCATTGCCAAACTGACTGCGAACGTATCCCCAGCATATTCGCCAAGTCAGTTTGCCCCAGCCCCGCATGTGCCATACGCTCCGTGAGCCATTCCCCAAAACTCGCCATAGTCATTCCCCCGTTCAATCGCCGACTACGTCACAATCAGTATAGCATATAGTTTCCAGTCTGTGACTAAAATTCCTACAATTGCCTATTGACAATGCGCCGGGGGTGTGCTATACTGTGACTGTTCGAGCGAGAATCAGTTGCAAACTGGAGGTGAATCAGTGGGAAACTTGAGACGGCGCTGGCCGCACACCATCCCGGTCAATGTGACGGCAGAGATGCGCGAGCGCATTAACGCCGAGGCGGATCGGCGCGGGGTATCCTACGCAGCGATGTACCGCGAGGTGCTGGCCAGTGGGATGCGCGCGATGGGGTTAGTGGAGGAGGCCAAGGGCAATGGCTAGCACACCGACGCACGCCGCCCTGGTTGCCGCGTGGCGGATGCTGTTGAGGGGAGGTGATGAGCATGGCACACAAGGGACGATAGGCAGCTCAGTCTCTACGAGCTGCCCGCCAGTTACGCCGGTCTCTGTTGCGCAGCCATTGACGATGCACTGCGCTACCCGCTGCCAGGGCCAGCCCGCGAGCACCTGGAGCGAGCCAGAGCCAACGCCAGAGAATGCCAGCGCAGCGCGGGCGCGCTGACGGCATATCCGTACCGACACAAGGAGGAAAGATGACCAAAGAGGAGTGGGACGCATCATCCGCAGCCCTGGCCTTCTATATCCACTTTACGCACTTGTTTCCTGAGCCACTGACGCCTCACCAGGCGCGTATCTATCGGCTAACTTGCTACGCGGCACGGGACACCTTTAGCCCATTCGTCATCCACTACTGGAACTATACAGAGTGGCGCGCATTCATGGGCATGGTTGTAGTCGAGGAAGTACTTGTACCCGGCATGGGGAGTGGCGGCAGAAAGGCCATTGCGAAGGCGCTAGCAGAGAGCAAGGGGAACGACCATGAAACTGCGTGACATCTCTCGGCGCGCCGGCCCCCCGGAATGGGCGGAGGTGGTGGCGATGACCGTGGGGGCGGTGGCTCTGGCGCTGTTCCTGGTAGGGGTGCTGATCAAGGCGGGGTGGTGAGATGGACGAGGTAGAACTGCCGCGCTGGTGGATGATCGTGCTGCTGATTCTCTGTAGCATCGTGGCCGTGGCACCGGAACTGTTCGCCGACCTGATGGGCAGGATCATAGGAGGCTAGAGAGATGAACGACGATTTGTACGAGACGATCGAAAGGTTGCAAGCGAAGGTGGCAAGCTTGGAAAAGCGCGTGCAGGACTTGGAGAATCAGCCGCAAATCATGCTCAATGAGCGGGCCGCCGACCTGGTGGGCAAGGCCATTAGCAAGGCGATGGAGCATTACGAGACGGTAACGGCATAACGAAGGGCGCTCTGCTAGGTGGGACTAGCAGAGCGCCACCACGAAAGGGGCGCGAAAGATCACGCCCCATTGTACCATGAAAGGGAAGGAGTGTCAATGGAGAGTCAGGTTATCCCCGTTTCGGTTTCCTCTTCGCTGGAAAAGGTGATCATCGGCGGCGATCTCGCCGGCCTTAACCCGGCACAGCGCGTCGAGCACTATGTGGCCGTCTGCCAGAGTATGGGCCTCAACCCACTCACGCAGCCTTTTGGGTACATCCAACTCAACGGCAAGCTCGTGCTCTACGCCTACAAGAACTGCACCGACCAACTGCGGCGCGTGCATAACGTCAACGTCAGCATCACCGCCCGCGAAAAGGTGGACGACCTCTATGTCGTCACGGCCAAAGCGGTATTGCCGGGTGGACGCCAGGACGAATCTATCGGCGCGGTGTGCACGGGCAACCTCAAGGGCGATTCTCTTGCCAATGCGTTGATGAAAGCGGAAACCAAAGCGAAGCGGCGCGTGACCCTGAGCATCGTGGGGCTGGGCATGTTGGACGAATCGGAAATTGAGACCATCCCCACGGCGCACACCGTGACGGTTACGGAGACCGGCGAGGTAGTAGAACCGCCCAAGTCGCGCAGCAACAAGGCCACGCCGGAAGCGGTGAAGGCGTGGAAGACCAAAGAGGGTGACAAGTACATCAACGTGGAAGGGTACAGGGCGCACTGCGAGATGCTGCTGCTGGACAAAGAGCAGATGCTCGACGGCATTGACGCCGACAAGTTCGAGTTGGCGACCTATGGCCCCATTGAGGCCATGCAGCGTGCCACGGACATCGCTGACCGCAAGCGCACCACCCAGGGCCAGGAGGCGGCGAAATGAGCAACACCATGCGCCCGTGCCCCCGCTGCGCATCGGGGATGGTATCCGAGTATCTGGACGAGGACGGCGAGCCGCAGACGTGCCTACTCTGTCATGATCGCCTGCGCGTATCCACCGAGGCCGCCTACCAGTATCGCGTCGCCGTGGCCGAGGGACAGGACGAGTACGAGTTGATGCGCACGGCGCGCTTCCTCTACGCCAAGTACGTGGCCACGCCGGTTCCCGCCTATCCAGCGCCGTTCTGAAAGGAGCACCATGCGTGTGGGCAAGTATCTGAGTTGGCAAGAGCTTTTCGCGGCAAACGGCGTTATGCCCACGGCGAACGACGCCCAGCGCATGGTGCGCTACGCCAAGGGCAAGGCGCTGATCTACAAGCGTGTGGGGATGCGCCGGGATCGCAGTGAGTACGAGCGGGCCGTCGCTGAGCTAGACAAGTACCTGGGGGTGTAGCCAATGGCTGAGGGGCGCAGGATTGACAGCAACATCTTTGCCGATGAATGGTATGGACAGCTCGACTTTTTCGACCAACAGGTGTGGATAGGGCTATTCGCTCGCTGTGCCGATGACCAGGGGCGATTGCTGGACAATCCCGCGCTCATTCGCGCCGCGCTCTTCCCCTACAAAGACATCCCCTGCTCGGACATCGAGCGCGTTCTCGCTGGGTTCGCCACAGACGCCAAGATCGTCCGCTACGCCAAAGAGGGCAAGAGGCTGGTGCAACTGCGCAACTGGTGGGAGCACCAGCCCCTGCAATGGGCGCGCCCATCCAAGTGGGCTGCGCCTGACAACTGGACTGACCGCGTGAGGGCTACCATCAAGGGCGTCTACCAAGAATCCAACTGGAAACCCCAGGTGGATAGTCCAGGTGGAGAGGCCACCTTACCCCCCACTGTGGACGCCCCTAACCTTAACCTTAACCTTAACCTTACTGAGACTACTACAGCGCTCGCGCGCGAAAACGAAAACCGGATCACTGGCGCAAGCGAGAACACCGGCCCCCTTTTCGCGGCGATTGAACATGCCGGGGTATTGCTGAATCCGCGCCTCGCTGAGCAGTGGGGTGAACTGGCGGACACCTTCGGGATGGCCCTGGTGATGGCCGCGCTGGATGAGGCGGTGGCCTCCAAAGCAGGGGCGTCATTGCCCTACGTGAAAAAAGTGTGCGAGAACTGCAAGCGCGAGGGGCGGATGCCGGGCAAACGCAACGGGCCGCTGCCAGCGGCGGAGAAGCCGCCGCCGAAAGCGAGCGAACCGATTGTAGGCTGGGAAACGGATGTGTTCACCGGCAAGCGCGAAAGGGTTGTCATCAGCAATGGCACGAGCAGCAGCGGATCGCCATGAACCGCATAGCATTGAGGCAGAGGAAGCCGTGATTGGCTCGTGCCTGATTGATCACGACGCTATCCTGCGCGCGCGCGAGGTAGGGTTGCAGCCCTCGGATTTCTACAGCCCCGCCTGGGGCGTGGTGTACGAGGTGATGCAAGAGCTGGCCATGTCGCTGAGGCCGGTGGACATCGTGACGGTGGCCGACGCGCTGGCAGCGCGTCGCAATGGGGATGGGCGCACCATCCTGGAGCACGTGGGGGGAAGCGCGATACTCACGGCCACCATCGAAAAGACGCCCACGGCGATTCACGTGGCGCACTACGCGGGGATGGTGCGAGACGCGGCGCGGCAACGCGAGCTGATTCGCGCTTGCGCGGAAATCACCGGGCTGGCCTACAACCACGAGGGCGAGATCGCCTCGCTCTATGCTGAGGCGGGGCGGGTGTTTGCGGGGGCGGTCAAAACGGTGGGCACGCGCTCGCACATTTACGGCTCGGATGAGGTGCTTACCGAGTACCTGGTTAACCAACAGCGGCGCGAGGAGGATCTGGCCAACAATCCACACGCGCAGGTGAAAACGGGCCTGGCCAACCTGGACGCCATGCTAGGCGACATAGCGCCGGGCAAGCTACACGCCATCGTCGCGCGATCCAGCGTGGGCAAAACGATGTATTGCGAGCAACTAGCGGAGTACAACGCCATGCACGGCCACCGCGTCGCCTACTACCACCTCGAACAGCAGGGGCAGGACATGCTCGACCGCATGATCTGTCGGCACAGCGGGGTGTCGCTGTACGAGCTGCGCAACGGCTACCACGGCCCGGAGGTGGACGCGGCCATAGACCGCACGCGGGGATGGTTCGCCAACATGACCTACGTGCATTGCCCCGGCAAGGGCGCAGACTGGATCGTCGCGGACGTACAGCGCCTCCACGCCGAGCTAGGGCTGGGCTTGGTCGTGGTGGACTATCTGCAAAAGGTCATGCTGCCAGAAACCAACAAGGCCGGTCTCAACAGTGCGCAGCTCTGGGGCGGGGTGGTGGAAACGCTAAAAACGTGCGCGGAGGTGACGGGCCTGCCGATGGTGCTGGGAAGCCAGGTGCGCAAGAGCGCGTTCGGCAATCGCAACGAACCGCCGACAGCGGAGGATATTCGCAACACCGGCGAGCTGGAGGAAAAGGCCAACCAGGTGGTGATCCTGCACCGCAAGAACCCCAACGAGGGCATCCTAGCGCGCGGTTCACGGCAACTGCTCACGGCGGTGGTAGCGAAAAACACGCAGGGGCAAACCGGCGAAACAACCATCGCCCACATCGCGGGGCATTACACGCTGCGGAACTGGGAGGAGTGATGACCGACGACGGCAAGGAGCGCGGGGCTGAGCTTGAGGCGGCCCTACGCGCGGCCTATGAAGCGGGGTTCAAGCGCGGCGCGGTGTGGGAACGCACGCGCGAGTGGGTATGGAATGGACAGCCTCCCACCACGACCTATGAGATTTACTGCGCCGCCGCGTTTGCGATGGCTGAGGAGTGGTTGCGAGAGCACGCGCGGCTTATGCCGGAGGTGAGAGGATGACGCCTTCTGAGCTAGAGGCTGCGCTGCTGCTACAAATCCGCGCCGCCGGGCTGCCGGAGCCGGTGACAGAGTACCGGGCCGTGCCGGGCAGACAATACCGCTGGGATGGGGCCTACCTGGATGCGCGCATCCTCTATGAGGTGCAGGGCGGTATCTGGCGAAAGGGCGGGCACAGTACGGGGGGAGGGATCACCCGTGACTGCGAGAAAAACAACCTCGCCGTGCTGCGCAACTTTCGGACGCTCTTTTTTACCCGTGAGATGATAGAAGATGGCCGCGCCGTCCTGTACCTTCGTGCGGCGCTCTGCCTATAGGTGTCCATCGCCGTTGCAACCGCCGCCGGTGGTTCCGGCGCGAACAATCGCATAACCGTCGCCGCCTTGCCAAAGGCTCACAGGGGAGTATGGCTCCCCGGCTCCGAACATACGTACCCTAAATACAACGGCGCTGACATAGCGGCCCTGGGGACACCCAGGGGAGCCAAGCACGTGGCCCGCAACGCCTGGCCCGGCAGCGGGCAAACGGACGAAATCGCCAGGCGCGCAAGCGCCCCAAGAACAGGACATGGGGCGGGGGACATCGGGGGATGCGAACCCGCCCCGATATGGGCGGTGAGGGCACGAAACTCGCAGCGCGCGGTGCCCAGGCCTAGGTAGTGACGACCACCGTTTGGGGGTTCGATTCCGCCCACCGCCCCACGCTCTACGCCGTGCGTGACGACGCGGTGTGGTGCCTCTAGACGGCGGGGCAGGGCGCTATGAGATTCTGGAAAGGGGGGCGCGTCTATGAGGTGGTTACGTCACTTTCTGTGGATCGTGTTCGGCGTCAATCTGTCCCTGGTGTGGATAGCCTATAACACGGAGGCGGGGCGCGCCTTTATCAGCGCGAATCCGCTGCTTTTTGTGAGTATGCTCCTGGGCTATCTGGGTGCGCTCATTCGGGGCGCGACAGTGGAATAGGAGGCATCCATGGCCTGGTGGGGCTGGGTTATCGCGGTGGCCTTGCCGTGGCTGATCGGGGTGGTGCTTTTTGTAGCATTGGTGAGGGGCGGAACAAAGGGAGGAAAAGGATGAGTGATACGGACACGGAGAGGGACACCGAGATCGAGCGGCGTGTGCAGGGCATTATGATGGCAATCCTGTATGGGGTTGAAGGCCCCGTTGATCTTGACGCAGAGTTGCGCCGCCTCTATCACATCGAGTACGCGCAGATGGATAGCGATAGCGCGCTGGCAAAGTGCGAGGCAGATTTGGCTGCGGAGCGCGCCGCGCACGAGGCGACGCGGGCGGCTCTTGAATGGGAACGCCAAGAGCGGCGCATGGTAGGAGGCGATTACGTTAAGGCCCACCTGCAGGCTAGCGCGCTTGATGAGGCGTGGGGCAAAGAGCAAACCGCGCACGAGGCGACGAAGGCGCGGCTTGAGGCTTGTGTGGAAAAGTGCACCAGAATATCGCTGGCACGGTTTTCAGAGCGCGCCGAGCTTGCCCGTGTCACCGCCGACGGCGAGGCAAAGACGGCGCGCCTGCGCAACGCGGAGAGCGCGTACCAGGCGCTTGTGGAGGAGGTGCGTGCTACAGTTGACGCGCTGGGCGTGCCCTCGTCTGACGACTTGCATCAATGCCTGGCCTGGTTGCGGGATAATGCGATGCGCGGAAAGGCGGTGAGCGCATGACCGACAACGCGACGCCCAAGCCGTGCCCGTTCTGTGGGTTCCCGGACACATTTATCAATGACGTTCGCAGACAGTTTTTTGTAGAGTGCTGTCGGCCCGAATGCGGGGCGAGAGGGCCTCGTGTCTTTTGGCGAGAGATGAAAGCGCATAACAGGACGTGGGCTGAAGCCGAGGCCCTGCGCCGCTGGAACGAGCGGGCGGGAGAGGAGGCGCAGCTATGAGCACAAGGGAGTACATCATCATCCTGGTTATCCTGGTTGTTGTGGCCCTGGCATGGGGCGTGGTGGATATACGCGGCGGCTGCGTCGAGGGGCTGCCCTGCGCGACACCGACGCGGGTGTGCACGTGCGAGGAGGTGGGGCGATGACACTAAGGGCCTGGGCGCGTGATCATCTCTGGCTGTGGTGTTTTGCTTTCGCGGGGGTGATGCTATTCATCCTCGGCTTTTACACGTGCCGCACTACACCACCGTGCCCACCCTGCCCCACGCCGCAGTCTGCGCACGGCGCGCCCACGGTGACGGCCACGCCCCACCCCTGGGATAAGCCCGTCGTCGTGCCCACGGGCTTGCCGATCGTGTTGCCCACCGTGCCGCTGCCTACGCCACTGGGCGAGGGAAGCGGGGGCGTGTTTGTGGCGGCGGTTGCGGCTACCTCGCCGGAGTACGCGCAGTCGCCGCGCTGGTTCTGGCGCGACAAGGCGCTGGGCACAGCCCAGGACTATGATGCGCTACGACGCGCTATCTACGACGCAAGTATGGCCCAGCCCTGGCCGGCGAAGGGGCTATCCCTGGCGAGCATGGAAAAGGAGCGCGCCTGGCAGATCGGCTACACGCACTTACGCGAGTGGGCTACCTCTACGCCGTTTGAGGTGTGGACGCGGGGCTATGGGTTTAGATGCGTCCGCTTTGGCATCGGCGTGGTAGCCGTCTGCACCAACTCGCCGGACGGCAAGAGCACCGATCAGGTATTCGTGATCGAGGCGGCGGCAGGGGTACAGTGGCCGGAGACTAGGCCGCCGGCGACGCCGGCAAAGTAGGAGGAAATATGGTTGCGACCGACTGTGGGGTAGACGGTATTCCTCGTGCTGTTTGGGATGATGTAGCCCTAATTTGGCGCGACATCAAGACGGGTGCGAAAGTTCCCACCTATGAGTATGGCCACGAGGTGTACTACGATAGCACCTACCAGGCGCATTACGCCGATACAGGCAACCTCGTTGACGCGGAGTCACCGCGTCTATGTCCGCGTTGTGGGTGCTATCGTTTACCTGATGGCGAGGACGCTTGCCTGGGCCACATATCAGGGGTAACGGGTGCCTGTTGTGGGCACGGCGTACAGGAGGGCTACGTGCTGTACGAGGACGGGACAGTAAGCGCGCCGCCGAGTACGCCGACGAAGTAGAAGGGAGAGAAATGCTTTACTTTTACATAGACACATCTGCAACGAATGCCCCAACCCGCACGCGCCTGCATCATTGCTATTCCTGTCAGGGCGAAACGCGGCAAGAGTTTGCCGGTATCACTGGCGACGATCCGGCCTATACCACGGCCAGGCACGAAACGATAGTGCGGCATTGGAAGTGTCAAGTGTGCGGGGCAATACTGGTTGAACGCGAGGGGACAAAGGGGTAAAGGAGAGAGATGCGAATACGACTAGCCCTGCTTAGTGAAGCCATTACTGAGGTTTCCTTGTGTCGCATCAATAATCATTGGATTGACGCCTTGTTTTTCAATGAAGAATTGGTTTCCTTCACTATCAAGGAGCCGGGGCAACGCAAGACATTTTCCTTGAAATCCGATCGCCCTCAGGTACAACAGACTCTTCACGATTTTGCTATGACTAGGGAGGTGTCCTTTGTGGAGAGGGAAGAACTAATGTCGAGACTCGATACGGAGACTGAGCGGTTGTAAAGAAGAGCGATGGCCATGTGTAACTGCCACAACCCGCGCCGATGTTGCGTGGAGTGTAGGGCGAACAAGGGGACTTATGCGGACGTTGGAAAGGTAGAAGGGAGAGAGATGGCAGAGAGGTACTTTATCGCTAAAGAGGCTCGGCTTTACGTGGACTTGGATACGGTAACGCTGTGCCAGCAGAAGCATGGCGGTTGGGTATTTGGGCGGCGCGGCAATGCAAATGAATGGATTGATGACGACGCCACCGGCGCGGCCTTGTTAGCCGCTCTCGCCGCCTGGCGCGCCGCGCACCCCGAGCCGGGGCAGCAAGCGCCGACAACACCCTATCCCCCGGTTTATCCTGCGCCGGTGGTTATCCCCACGGATCGCGGCCCGTCGGATTGGCCCCCTGCTACGCCAGTATGGAGCGAGCCGCATACCGGCGACCCGTTGCCCCGGCCACCGAGCGTGACGTGCGACAGTGGGGAGGCGAGAGAATGAATGACGACAATGAGCGCGCGCTGGCAGCATTTTTTGCGCCACTCTGCGAGGCGGAAGCGGCGAGTGCTCTATCTACGGTGCTCGCTCATCTGCCTGAGGGTAGCCGACTATGTTTGGAGCACCGCGACAACGCGTACGTCCTTACGCTGGATCGCGGCCCCTTGGGGGCGGAACGCCACGCGGGGATACACTTCAGCCGCCCGGAAGCCTTGGTCTTACGATTCGGAGAGATGAGACGCGAGTACGCTGACGATAGGACAGCTGAACAAGTGGCCGCACTATTGGCGGAGGGAGAGGCGGAAAAGGTGCTTGCGCTTAGGCTGGATGAGTTGAGAAGACGGGTGGGGAGGTGAGAGGATGAGCAAACGTGATCATACGGTTTTTTGCGAGGAGTGTGGGATAACTAGATTTGATAGTTGGGTAGCTGTGCACGGGCTATGCCCTGATTGCGCCGAAAAGCGCATCGCCTCCCTGGAGGCGCAGCTTGCTCGGGTGCAGGCCGCGCTTGCCCGCTACGCCCCCACGGACGAGGAGGCGAGGTCAACGGACGAACTGGCAGCGGCGTACTTTGCGTTTTGCCAAGAGCCGAATCGCTGGGCCAGCCTATACGCGGAAGAATGCGGTGAGATCGCCGCCGAATGGGATAGCGAGGGAAGTTTCATCGCGGGCTACAAGCACGCCCCCACCGCCCGCGCCGCGCTGCAAAAGGCGCTGGCAGAACGCGAGGCGACGCCATGACGCACACTGACGCCAAGATCAACGCGCTCATCGCCACGAAGGTGATGGGGTGGCATGAGACAGATAGCGTATGGCATTTGAGCCAACGTCGGGGCTGGGCGCATGCCGATGGCGAGGGCGAATGTGTCCTGGCCGACTGGCATCCCCTCACCGACCCCGCCCAGGCGGTGCGGGCGCTGGAAACGTTCTGCGCGCGAGGTGATGTTATTTTAGAACAGATCGCCCTTGTTGACGGCCCCATGTGGCTCATCAATATGACAGTGTGGGATGGAGAATACTTTAATGCGGCGAGTGGTGAGGGAGACTTTTGCCGCGCCGTGTGCGCGGCGCTGGTGGAGGCGGTGGGATGACTGACCTCACTCTCGCCGCCGCACTGCGGGCGCTGTTCGTGCGCATTAAGCGCATGGTGTTGTGGTGATTCCGCTTTTTACCGAGGGGGCGTCAATGGGCCAGTATACTAACGGGAATGTCACGCTGTGCGGGGTGGACGCATCGTGGCAGGATGTGCACATCCCGGAGGTACGCACCGTCTATGTGTCCATCGCCGTGGAATACTCGCCGGAGCCTGGGCACCAGCACGGGCCGCTACTGGAAGGAATCGAGGGGCATGGCGACACTATCGAGGATGCTCTCGCTGACGCGGGGGCACGCCTGGATAACACCGCTGGCAACTGGCGGCCATGCAAGGGGTGCAAGCGCCTTGTGCCGCCACATCGCCTGATCGGCGGATTCTGTCAGTTCTGTGCCGAGGATAGGCTGGGGAGCATGGCAGAATGAGGGGGAATGCACAAGGGGGCGTCGCGTTGACGCCCCCGTTTTGCATACACCGTATTGCGTAAGGTGGGGAGGTGACTATGTGCTGGGAAGACATTTCCAGAATCCTCTTCCGCACGGCCTGGCGCGTCATGCTGGCTATCCTAGATGTGGTGGTAGAGGGCGTGATGCGGGCCACGTTTTTTGCTGTCTCTGGTAAGATTGAGTAGGAGGCGAGCGTGCAACAGAATTCCTGGGCTGCCGCAGTAGAAACGGCGGCGAACATCCGCAGAATATTCGATGCGCTGCAGGACTTTTTGGCTTGGCATGAGGGAATGCGTTTGGCGCCGCTGGCGCAACTCGTCGCCGATCTCAGGCTCGTGCAAGAGCATAAGGAGGGCGAGTGCAACGCGACCAAATGGACGCGGTGATTGACCTCGCCGCAGCAATGGCGCGCCTGACTGAGAAACAGCGGCGCGTCATTTCGCTTTGGGTGCAGGGGTACACGCAAGAGGAGATTGCCCAGATCGAAGGCATTGCCAGAACCACGGTGCAGGAACAACTTGATGCCGCCAGGCGGACGCTCGCAAACTCGTGTCAGTGAACACGTCAAAAAGTGCTCCGAAAAGCAATAACGGAGTAGGAGGATACGTTATTGCGTTGCGGAACTTGTGGAAAGCGAATAACCGGCACGGCCTATTTCTGCCACACCTGCGCCAGGGACTATGGTCTCATCAAGTGGATGAATACCCCACGCGAGACGTGGCCCCCGTGGTTGCGCCAGTTTGTGCGCGATTGTGACAGCGAGCGCCGCCAAGAGGCGCGCATGGCCAGCGTGGAACGGCTATACCGAGAGGATTCTGTTGACCCGGAAGAAGCTGCTGACGAGGCATACGCTTCCGGGCTTGATTGTGTTGACGCCCATTTGTACATAGCGCGCCGAGCGAAGCTGCAACCATGACTGACACTGACCGCCTGGCTATGGCCCTCGCCGCCGCGAACGGCGTGATCGCCATATTGATGGATGGCCTGGTTGACGAGCTAGACGCCGACGCGCTAGAGCAGGCGCTAGAACTGTACCGCCAATGGACGGCGCGGGTAGAGCATATCCTTGAGAGATATGCGCATACCAGGGACGGGTTGAATTGACCAACACGATTGCGGATCTGAAACACGACCCCAAGAACGCGCGCAGGCACAACCCGCGCAATATCGGCGTTATCGCCGACTCGCTGCAAAAGGTAGGGGCGGCGCGCTCCATTGTCATTGACGAGAACAACGTCATTCTCGCTGGCAACGGCGTGGTAGAGGCGGCGGGCCAGGTGGGGCTGGAAGACCTCCAGATTGTAGAGTCGGACGGCAACAAGATCATCGCCGTGCGACGCGTGGGGCTGACGCCGGAGCAAAAGACGCGCCTTGCCCTGGCCGATAACCGCGCCTCAGACCTGAGCGACTTTGACCCGCAAGCCATCGCCGCCCTGCTCGAAGAGGGCTTTGACATGGCGGGGATGTTTACGGGGGAAGAGATTAGCACGCTGATGAGCGGAGCCGCCGACGCCATTGTGCCAGACTTTCAGCCCGTTGGTGAGGATGAACAGGGGCGGCTTGATCAGAAAAAGCCGGTGACGTGTCCGGAGTGCGGCCATGAGTTCATCCCTAAATAAGCCGACGTTGCGCCTGGACTGGTGCAGCTACGAAGCCGCCAAGTACGCGGTGATGCACTGGCATTACAGCCATTCAATGCCAATGCCCCCCTTGGCAAGGATTGGCGTGTGGGAAGGCGATGGCTTCATCGGGTGCGTTTTGTTTGGCCGTGGCGCGAATAACAACCTGCATAAGCCTTACGGCATTGCCAATACGGAAATCTGCGAGCTTGTACGAGTGGCCTTGTGTGCGCACGTAGCGCCCGTTAGCAGGATCGTTAGCATTGCAATAAAGATGCTTGCCAGGAGTCAACCGCTGTTGCGTCTCATAGTCTCATACGCTGACCCCAACAACGGGCATGTAGGCGGGATCTATCAGGCGGGGGGATGGCTCTACTCTGGGGAAACGGGCGCAGATTTTAAGGCTATAGATAAGCATGGGCGAGTCTGGCATAGTAGACAGGTCTCCCATACTGGCGTGAAACGCCAGTATGGGGTGTTGCGCAGGGTTCCTAGGCATGATGATTGCACGCTTGTGCCATTAGAGGGGAAGCACAAGTATCTCTATCCCCTTGACGCGGCTATGCGCGCACAGATAGAGCCGTTGCGGAAACCGTATCCTAAACGTGCGGACGAGGCGAAAGAGACAGCGCGCCCCGCTTCCAGCGGGGAAACTGAGGGCGCACGTCCCATCCGTCCGCTTTGAGGTTCTAATGGCCGACCACTACACCGTCGCGCAGTTCCTAGCCGCCATTCCCGGCAGTGGCGGCCTGGTGACGGCTATCGCCAAAAAGGCCGGCGTGGACTGGCACACCGCGCGCAAGTACATTACCAAGCACGTCACGCTGCAAGAGGCGATTGCCGAGGAACGCGAAAAGTCCGTTGATCTGGCTGAGGCGGTGGTGATTCGCAACATCCAACTTGCCTCGCGGCAACAGAATGAGCCAGACGCGACGCCAGTGGATAGCGCCGATGCGCGTTGGTTTCTGTCTATGCAGGGCAAGAATCGCGGTTACACCACGCGCCAGGAGCTGACCGGCGCGGACGGTGGCCCCCTGATTGTAAAGCGGCTGGCCAATGTCAGCACAGACGACCTATAGCGTTGTCGAGGGGGCGCCGGATGGCGTGGTGATGCGCGGGGCGGCTAAAGAGCTATGGCTGTGCAAAGACCACGAGGTGATTATCAGTGGCCCCGCCGAGACGGGCAAGACCTATGCGGCATTGCACAAGCTCGACGCGCTGCTATGGAAGTACCCGCGCGCGCAGGCGGTGATCGTTCGCAAGACGTACAAGAGCACCGTGGGAAGCGTGCTACAGACGTTTGCCAACAAAGTGGCGTGCAAGGCGGTGCGGCCCTTTGGGGCGGCGCACCCGGAGTGGTACGACTACCCCAACGGCTCGCGGCTGTGGGTCGGAGGGATGGACAACTCAGACAAGGTGCTTTCAAGCGAGCGCGATTTTGTCTATGTCAATCAGGCCGAAGAGCTAGAGCTATCCGACTGGGAGACGCTGGCGACGCGCTGCACGGGGCGCGCGGGCAATTCCCCCTACGCGCAACTATTCGGGGACTGCAACCCCAGCGTCCTGGATCACTGGATTCGCAAGCGCGCGGCGGCGGGGGCTTTGGTTTTGTTGCGTTCTCGCCATCAGGATAACCCCGCCCTCTACGATGCGTGGGGAAACCTGACAGAACAGGGCGAGCGGTCGCTGGCGGTGTTGGACGCGCTCACCGGTGTGCGACGCAAGCGCCTGTTAGAGGGCGAGTGGGCTACCGCTGAGGGCGCGGTGTACGAAGAGTTCGCGCGGGATGTTCATGTGGCGCGGCGCACTGTGGCATGGCGCGCCGTGGTGTTGGGTGTGGACGAGGGATACACCAACCCCGGCGTGATCCTGGCCGTGGGCGTGGACGGCGATGGGCGTGTACACGTCATAGAGGAGTTCTGCCAACGCCACGTGTTGCAAGGCGCTTTCGTGATGGAAGCGCAACGCATGGCGCGGGCCTATCACGTCAGCGCGGTTTACGTTGACCCCTCGGCGGCGGGGCTGATTGCAGAGATGCGCTCTATCGGCCTGCCTGCCATTGCGGGCAACAATGAGGTGACGCCGGGGATTCAGGCGGTCAAGGCGACGTTGGCCGTAGCAGGCGACGGCAAGCCGCGTTTCTCAGCTGACCCGTCTTGCGTGAACCTGATTTCAGAGTTCGAGAGCTACATCTGGAAAGAGAATGATGGTAGCCGACGCGAAGAGCCGGAAAAGATGAACGATCACACAATGGATGCGCTGCGCTATGCGATACAGGGGATAACACGACAAGCGGCGGGCGCGGTGAGCGTGCTGCCATACTAAGAGGTGAGCAGTGGGTAAATCTACGCCGGTGAAACTGGTTGACGAGGCGAACGCCGCTATCAGCGCCACGAATCCGCTGGATGTAGCGGGCGCGGTGACGGCGACCGACCTGGACATTCGCAACCTCACCGCTACAGACGTGGTGACAGTGACGGGTGGCGCGGGGCAGGCCGCCGACGTCAAGGTGACGCTGGACTCCGAGGCGGTGGTGCTTGGCGCGGGCACGGCGGCTATCGGCAAGCTCGCGGCCAATGACGGGGTGGACATCGGTAACGTGGATGTGGCCTCTATCGCGGCGGGCACCAACCTCATTGGTAAGGTCTCTATTGACCAGGTGACGGCCAATGCCAACGAAGTCGTGGTGAAAAGTGGCACAGTAACCGCTGTTACCGCGATTACGAACGCGCTCCCTGCGGGGACTGCGCTCATGGGCAAGGTTGGGATTGATCAGGTCACTGCAAACGCGAACGAGGTGGTGGTCAAGAGTGGCACGGTCACGGCGGTAACGGGGATCACGAATGCGCTACCCGCCGGAACGAACCTCATGGGTAAAGTTGGCATAGATCAAGTGACAGCCAACGCCAATGAGGTCGTGGTCAAGTCGGGAACCGTGACGGCAGTGACGGCCATCACCAACGCGCTCCCGGCAGGCACGAACGTTATCGGCGTCACCCAGGACGGCGGCCCGGCGGCGGGTGCGGGGGTTATGGCCGCGCCGGTGCATGGCGACCTTTCCACGGCCACGGCGGTGACGGCGGCTCCCACGAGCGGGCAAAAGTGGGTGGTCACCGACATCTTTATCAGCACCGCAGCGGCGGCAGAGATTGATCTGCGCGAGGAGACCAGCGGCACCGTCGTCTTCGGCCCCATCCTCATGCCTGCCAACGGGTATGCGCAGTTCACGCCGCGTGGGAAGCTAAAACTCCCCACGGCGGACAGGAAGGTCATGGGCAAGTCGAGCACCGCCGACCATGTGACCATCCAGGTATCCGGCGTGTCGGAGGCGTAACGTGCCCTACCCGGTAGCAGCGGCACGAGGCAAAAGCGGCGGGCCAGAGGACGCGCTCTACGTGGCCAAGACGGGCAACGATAGCAACCGTGGCGATAGCGCCTCGCCCTATCTCACCATCGCTAAGGCGCTGACGGTTGTAGCGGCGGGCCAAACGATCTATGTGCGCGCTGGCACGTATACGGAAAATCTTTCCATCCCTCGCAGTGGCACGGCGGGCAAGCGCATCACGTTGCGCGGCTTCCCCGGCGAGACGGCTACCATCGCGGGCGGCGCGTCGGCGTGCATCAAGTTCTTGGACAATTACCAGTATTGGACGATCTCTGACCTGACCTTTACCAGCACCGCTTCGCTCAACTATGGGGCGATGGGGTCAGCCATCGAGCAGGACTCGGCCACGGGCGTAGACAATCTGATCGTGGAGCGCATCAGCGCCAACTGTGCGGTGATCCTGAGCGGCGCGAACAACATCATTCGCAACAACACATTCAATGGCACAGGCAACACCACGTATGCCATCAACGGCGCGATCTTTTTCCGTGAAAGCCGTACCACCGGCTTGCAAATATATGGCAACACCATCTCGAATTGGGCCGGGCGGGGCATCTGGCTCTACCAGGACATCGTTGACCCGCAGGTGTACAACAACACCATCCACGACATTACCGCCATAGACGATACCCACATGGGCATCAATGCCGACGGTTACGGCCACGAAAGCAACGGCGGCGACTATTACGGCAATGTGATCTACAACATTATCGGGACGTATGGCACGGGCATCACCTTCGAGAACGGTCTCAACGCGCCCGTGGCGCGCAACAACCTCATTCACGATTGCACGCGGGGTATCGGGTTCATCAACTATGAAGAGGACGGGTTAGACGAAACGGCCTGTAACGCGGTGGTGAAAAACAACATCCTTTACCACTGTCTGAACCCGTTCAATATCATCACCGCTCCGGGCTTGTCCTTCTTCCACAACACCATCGCCGACTGCCTGACCGCCGATGATCAGAACGTGTTTTACCTTCAGGGCACGGCGGCGCAACTCGCCGGCCTGGTGGTCAAGGGCAACATCTACAAACACAACGGCGACGGGGGAACGAGCGACAGCATCTTTTCCTTCCAGTCCGACTACACCATCCTCACCACAACGAACGTGGCCTACAACGACTGGTATCATCGCAGCACCAACGTGGTGCACCGGCGCTCGGACTGGGCGGGGCAAAACTGGGCGGCGTGGACGGGCGCGGGGTACGACGCCAACTCCATTGAAAGCGATCCGCTCTTTACCGATGGCACGAACCACGATTACACGCTACAGACCGGCTCGCCGGCGAAAGACACCGCCACCAACCTGGGCGTAGCGGACGACTACGCGGGCAACGCGCGGCCCCTCGGCGCGGGGTACGACATGGGCGCATACGAAAGGGCGTAGGCAATGCCAGTGGATTACAACCAGCAAGCGCAGATAGCCTACCTCAGTTTCCTGGCTAACCTGGACGCCAGCGAGCAGGAATGGGTGCGCACATGCCGCGACTATGCGGAGGGCAATCACCCTCTTTACATCACCGAGCGCATGAAAGAGTTTATGGGGCTGAAGGCGCGCAACACCGTCTACCCCTACGCGCACAACATGTGCCAACTGGTGATTGACTGCATCTGTGAGCGCCTGAGCGTCGAGGGCTGGGAGGCCGGGAACGAGGGCGACGGCGCGGAGAACGACATGGCCGCGCTCGCGCCGTCGTGGTGGACGGCGAACGGCATGGATACGCAACAGGACAATCTCTATGCGGCAGCGGCGCGGGATGCCAGCTCTTACATCATTGTGGACTGGGACGCTGGGCGCGGTATCCCTGGTTGGTATCAGAACGATAAGTACGACGGCACGCAGGGCGTAGCCGTTTACACCGATCCCAACACCGGCGCGGTGGTGTTCGCGGCGAAAAAGTGGCAGGTCTCTGACCCCTACACCGGCACGAACAATGGGCGCACGAGGATGAACCTGTTCTTTGCCGACCGCGTGGAGAAATATATCAGCGCACAGGGGTCGAATCGCGGCGTAGCGGGTACACAGTGGGAGCCGTTTCAGGACGTGGGAGACACGGTATGGCCGATCCCCTGGCGAGGACGCGACGGCGCACCGCTGGGCTGCGCGGTCGTTCCCTTCGACATGCCGGGCGGCTCGGTCTTGACGCCGGTGATCCCCATTCAGGACATGCTCAACAAGGCTGACCTGGATCTCATTGCTACCACGGACAGCGCGGGCTTTCGCATCCTCTGGGCGGCGGGGATGACGCCGAGCATTGACAGTAGCACGGGCGAGGAAAAGGCCGTCAACGTGGGGCCGGGCTACATGATGCGATTCACAGACCCGGCGGGCAAGCTGGGTGCGCTCGACCCCGTTGACCCGGCGCTGATGATCCGCTCTTGCCATTACTGGATCGAGTCGGCGGCGGGCATCACCCGCGTACCGCAATACCTCTTGCAGATGGCCGGGGCTGACCAACCCAGCGGCGAGAGCCTGAAACAGCAGGAGGTGGGGCTGGTGGCGCGGGCCACGCGCTGTCAAGAGGTCTTCGGCGCGGCGTGGCAACAGGTCATGGCGCTCTCGGCGCGGCTGTACGACGTGTACAACCCCCCACATATCCCGCGCGAGATTGCGCCGATGTGGAAAGACGCCAGCCTTGCCGAGCCGGGCGGGGTGATTCGTCAGCGCGAGGCAGAGACGCTACAGGCGTATGTGCAGGCGGGAATGCCTTTGGAGGCGGCGCTGAAAGAGCTGGGGTGGGATGATGAGCGCATTGCCGAGGTGATGGACGCCAAGAAACGCGAGAGCGAGGCGCAACAGGTGACGTTGGGCGCGGCGATGGCACGGGCGCAACGTCACCTTGACCAGAACCAACCCCCGACGCCGGGGCTGGGTAGCGACGTGGCCTAATGGCCGAGCCGCGCATCGTTGCCATAACCCGCGAGTTTCGCGAGGCGCTGCTGGACAGAGAGAGTACGCAGTTTGCCGAGATGACGCGGCGCTGGGGGCAAGTGGAGCGGGCGGTACAGCGCGAGATGGACGCTATTCTGGAAGAGATCGCCTATCGGCAACGTATCGGCGACACCGTGACGCGGGAGAACATTACCACTCTGGCCCGCTACACGGAGATGCTGGCGCAGGTGCGCCGTGAGGTGCAGAGCTTTCAGGGTTACGCGGAGGGCAGCATCCAACGCAGCCAGGAGGCGGCGCTAGAGGCGGGCACGATTGACGCGACGGCGGCGGTACGCGAGGCGCTGGGGGCTGAGGATATGCGGGTGCGCTTTGACCGTGTTGACCCCGGCTCGCTGCAAAATATCGTCGGCGTGTGCCAGGACGGTTCTCCGCTATTCGATGTGTTGCGGGGCCGGGCGCTCTTTCCGGCGGCAGTGGGGGGCTTGACCGACGCGCTGGTAGAGGGCGTGGCGATGGGCTGGAACCCGCGCAAGACGGCGCGCGAGATGATGGACGGCATGGCGGGCGGCCTGGATATGGCCCTGCGGGTGGCGCGCACGGAGCAGCTACGCGCCTATCGTGAATCCAGCATGGCGCAGTATCGCGAGTCGGGCGTGGTGGGGTACGTCAAGCGCATGTGCGCGCATCAGGCGCGGACGTGCTTGGGGTGTCTCGCTCTTGACGGCCAGGTGTTGCCGCTCGATGAGCCGTTTTTCGATCACCCCAACGGGCGATGCACCACCATCCCCTGGGTCAAGGGGCTGAAAGAGCCGAGCTGGAAGAGCGGCGAAGAGTGGTTCAGCGAGCAGCCGGAAGCGGTACAGCGCGACATGATGGGTGCGGAAAAGTACGAAGCGTGGAAAAAGGGCGAGTTCACTTTTCAGGACTTGGCGAAAATCAGCGATGATCCGACCTGGGGCAAGAGCGTAGGGGTGCGGTCGCTGAAGGACTTGCGCGGCGGGATGCAGGGGCAAGGGGCGAAGGTTGTTGCTTTTACGGCACAAGATGATGACTTGCTGCCATCATGGGCTAGACCAGCAACCGCGCAAGAGCTACAGAGAGTCAAGGATATTTATGATCGTATACCGAGTGAACTGCGGTCATTTGCGACAACGAGTAAGGTAAAGGTGGGGATTATAACGGATGACTCCCATCTTGCCGTAACCGGTAACGAGATGCTTTTCCGCCCAGAAGACCTAACGGTAGGCCAGGGATTTGCTATCAGGCATGAGCTAACACACGCCGCGATAACGCCCCAAATAATCTCAAACAACGGCGGGGCTGATAATCTCGCTAGAGATTTAGTTGCGAGGGAGGTGCGTGTACCTGCTCATGCTGCGCGTATGTACGCAAGGAATAACGGCAGCAATCTGGCCCTTATTGATGAAACGGTTACAATCCTCGCCGATGACTATGCTAGTGGCGATACTATAGCATCCCTGGCACAAAGGTATCTGCAGCCGAGAGGGGTGGCTTATTACGTGGTGGATTCAGCGGATAGCTACCGCGGGGGTTATTCCAAGAGGCCGTGGAGCACACAAGAGGCCGAAGAGGCCGCGAGGTTCCTCATTGGGCTCTTACGCAGAGGGCGGACAAGTGACCGACGGTGACGACCTGCGCGAGTTCCTACTCGTGCTACGCCAGGGCCTGCTGCTGATTGTGTCCTGGATCGAAAGGCGTTACGGACTGAAGCGCGCTTAACAACCGCATATTGGCAGTGTACCTAGTGTACCCCGCCCCGTTTGACTGGCAGTGCCGCAAGGCCCCGCCGGTGAGACGGGGCTTTTTTTATTTCACCCACAAGGAAGGTTTAGCAATGGCAGAGGAAATCACGGGCGCGGTTCCCCAGGCGGGAACGCCAGCGCAGCCCCAGGCGGGCAATGTGACGGCGGCCACCACCCCGGCGGTGACGGCTACCACGGCGGCGAGTGAGACGGCGGAAACGCTGAGTATCGAGGAAGCAAAAAAGTTGCGCCAGGAGTCGCAGAGTCTACGCAAACGGCTGAAAGAGCTGGAAGACGCGGCGAACAAGGCGCAGGACGCCAACCTGACCGAGGTACAGCGGGCGCAAAAGCAAGCGCAAGAGGCCAGCGCCAGGGCTGAAGAGTTTGCCAAGCAGCTACGCGACGAACGGGGCAGGACGGCGATCACCGACGCGGCGATCAAGTTGGGGGTTGACGTGGAGCTGGCTCGTTCCCTGGTCAAGGTCGAGTTTGACGAGGAGGGCAAGCCGCTCTCGGACGCTTACAAGCTCTTGGAGGCGGCACTGAAAAAGTGGCCGCAGCTCAAGGGCGCGCCCCAGCCGACGCCGACGGGGATCAACGCCGGGGAAGGGCGCGGCGAGGCCAAGCCCAACCCCAAAGACAAAGACGAAGAACTAAAGCAACGGTTCAATCTGAGGAGATAACGAAATGGCTGATTTGACCATTACGGCGGCCAGTGTGCGCCCGGTGGGTCACTGCCTTATCGGTCGGTTCACGGCGGGGGCGACCCTTACCCCCGGCCAGCCGGTGTATCTGTCCGGCAACGACACCGTGAGCCTGACCGATGGGAGCGCGCTGACCACCGCCGCGTGCATCGGGCTGGTGGTTTCCAACAGTAACGGGGCGGTGAGCTTTTCCAGCGGCGAAGAGGTGGACGTGGTGATGTTTGGCCTGGTGACGGGCTTCGCCACCAACCTTGCCGCCAACACCGCTGTGTACGTGGATGACGACGCCGGCGTGCTTGCCGACGCTGTGGGCACCAAGGTTTGCCGGGTAGGGATTGGCAAAAACGCCTCTACCCTGCTCGTCAATCCCATGCTGCTGAGTTCGAGCTAAGGGGAGGATTAAACAATGGCTACTGTGGGATACAACGATCTGAAACAGTACGCCCTCCCCTCCTACTGGGATGCGGCGGAACTGCGCAAGTGGCAGTTGATTGACGGGACGACCTATGACCAGTTCGTGGCCGACATCGGGCGCGCGCTGGCGATCCAGAACGGGCAGATCCTGAGCGACCCGCTCATTGCCTCGCTGGTGAGCACCACGACCGAGATGGCTACCGAGTATCAGGTGGGCGTGTCAAACGGGATGCAGAAACACACCGAGTATGCGCGGCCCGAGCAGCGGCGCGGCGCGACCACGGGGCACATGCTCCCGCTGGAGGCGTATGATCGTGGGCTGGGGTGGACATGGGACATGCTGCGCAAGGCGCGGCGCATCCAACTGGACGCCGACATTGCCTCGGCAATGGCCGACGTGCGCAACCAGTGGGAGAAGGACATCCTGACGCGGCTGTTTAAGAGTACCTACACCGCCGTGGGTTCCAGTGGGCGCTCTATGCCCCTGGCCGACGGTGGTACGGCGGACGCAGCCTATATCCCCATCGCCGTCCCCGCGCGTGGGGGCACCTTCCTCTACACGCATGACCACATCTCGAATCTCAACGGCATCACTCAGGCCAACATCGAGACGGCGGTGGCGAACCTCTGGGAGCACGGCTATGACGCGCCCTTTGACATCGTGGCCGCCTATGCCGACCTGTCCTCGTGGACGAACACCACCAACGTGACGGGCTTTGTCCCGAAGGCGAATGGCCTCATTCGCTATGGCAATACGGCGGACTTGGCGCAGGTTGACGAGACCTACGTCGGCGTCATCGAAACCGACTATGGCCCTATCCGCCTGCGCGTGACGGGGCGCATCCCCACCACCTACTGGGCGATCTACAAGAGCTATGGCGCGAACGACCAGCGTAACCCGCTGGTGATTCGCCTCAGCGACTATGGCGTGGGCGCGGTGCTGCTCAAGGGCGACCACATCCGCGAGTACCCGCTGGAAGAGGCCATCCTCTTCAGCGAGTTTGGCGTGGGCGTGGCCAACCGTGTGGGCGCGTGCGCCTACATCAACAGCGCGGGCGGCTACACCGACCCGACCATCAGCTAACGAAAGGGGGCACCGATGAACCGCAGAATGTGGCGCATCGTGCCCCCGCTTATCGCGGGGCTGATGCTTCTGGGCTTTGTAGCGGCGGGCGGCGTAGCGGCGGATGTGCCCTACACGCGGATGCGCGCGCTGCGCGTGGAAATCCTCGCCCTGATCAATGGGGCGATGGACGTGGACGGCGCGACCACGCTCAACAGTACTCTGGACGTGGACGGGCTGGTGACGGCCAACGGTGGGGCAGTGGTGGCCGGGCAAACGTCGAGCGGCGCGGTCGTGGCGAGCACGGGCGCGTTTACGACCACGCTGGCAGTGGGCACTTTTGGCAGCCTTACGGCGGCGACGGGCATCACGGTGACGGCGGGCTGTACGCTGACGCCGACGGGCACCTACCAGCCTATCGCGGCGGATGGCAACCTGGGCCTGTCCGACATTGCCGCCGATAGCGCGGGGCGCTTGCTGATCCTCACCAACACGTCGGATACCAGCATCGTCATCACGGACACCGGCACGACCATGCTTTCGGGCAACATCACCCTGACCCAATACGACACGCTGACGCTCATTTCGGACGGCACGAACTGGCTCGAAGTGGCGCACAGCACGAACTAGGAGCGAACCATGATGGCAGAGCGCGCCTTGCTGACGGCGATTCTGGAAGAGCTAAGGGCCATCCATGTGCTGCTAGAGCAACTGGCGGCCAAGCCTGCACGGAAAAAGGAGTAGGCAATGGCCTTTACCTATGACCTCACCACCGCTATTGGCAAGGTGCGCTTTCTCATCCCCGACGATGACAGCGCCAACTACGATTTCGAGGACGACGAGATCACGCACCTGCTGACGCTGGCAGGCAGCAATGTCACGGCGGCGGCGATCAAGGGCTGTCGGTTGCTTTCGCGCAAGTACGCCAAGCGCGCCACGCTGGTGACCGACGCGCGCGGGCAAGCCTACGCCATGCGCTCGAATGATCTGGCTAAACGCGCCGACGAACTGGAAAAGAGCGAGATCGGCGGCATGAGCACGCTGACGCTGACGCGACAGGACGGCTATCACGACGAGAGTACCACCAGTGAATACGAGCGCGCGGCCAGGATAGTCTACATAGACCAGGGGTGAACATGGGCGGGAAACCATCGCAGGGGACGCCGCGAGACAAGCGGCTGAAACGCAATCGCAGACGGGGCGGTTGATGCTGAGCGTCAAGATCGAGGGCCTGGACAAGTTTCAGAAATCGCTCGACCGGCTCAACGGCGCGCGCGGCGTGGTGATGAAGGCGGCGCTGCAAGCGGGCCTCATGGTCTTGGAGGGCCAGGTCAAGCAGAACATCCGTGACGCCGACCTCATTGACACGGGCAACCTGCTCAACAACTGGAAGCAGGAAGTACGCGCCGATTATGCCGCGCTGGTGACGGACACGCCCTACGCGGCGATCCACGAGTATGGCGGCGTCATTCGCGCGCGCGGCGGGGGCTGGCTGACCTTCCAGACCAAAGACGGCGCGTGGCATCGCGTGAAAGAGGTGACCATGCCGGCGCGTCCCTACATCCGCCCCGCCATTGACGAGCACCGCGACGAGATCATGGGCGCGGTACAGGCCAAAGTGGAAGAGATGCTAGAGGCGATGCTCAAATGACGCTGACTATTGGCCAGGGCATCGAGGCAGCGCTAAAGGCGCACGCGGGCACGGCGGCGCTGGTGGGCACGCGGGTGACGGCGTTCATTCTCGGCGAGGGCATGGCCCTGCCTGCCATCACCTATCAGCGTATCAGCGCGTCGCCCGGCCCGGCCTTTGGCACGGCCACAAGCACGGTGAGCGAGCGCTGGCAGGTGGCGTGTTGGGCGACCACGGCCAGCGGCGCGCAGGCAGTGGCCGACCAGGTGCTGGCCTGCCTGGACGGTTACGCGGGCAAGCTGGGCGGGACGACGGGGATTCAGTCCACGGTGACCTACCAGGGCGCAAACGACCTGGAGGACGCCGTGACGGGGTGGGTGCAGGTGATCCTGGAGTTCGAGGTGTGGCATTAGTCCGTGCCGTTGGGATGCCCCTGATACCCGCCATCTTTGGCGCGATAGTGCTCTAGCTGATGGCAGTTGGGGCACAGCAGAAGCAGATTCTCGCTGGTATTGTTTCGGCGGTTACGGTCTATGTGGTGAACCTGCAAGATGTGTGGCTCAGTGTTGTACCCACATGCCTGGCATTGGCCAATAGTATGTCGCAGATGCTCTTGCCACCACTGCGCGGTGGTTCCCTTGAACCCGAAGGCATAGCGGGCGACGTTAGGGTTGTCGGGGCCAGCTTGGAAGCGCGGTCTATTGGGATTCGCGACGAATTTCTGGCGCGCTTCAGCAGTGTGCTTCTTGCCCCACATTGGATTCTTGTCGCCGGTCTTGTCATAGCACTTGGCAGAGCAGAATCGTATGTGCACACCGTGCATCTGGGCCTGTTTTATGCGCGACGGCCTAACGTAGAAGACGCGACCGCATGTCTCGCACTCAATCCATTGTCCATTGCGAGGGCGCATCTGGGGGGCGAATTTCATGTCTTCGGCTTGCTTAGGCATCTAGGTTTATCCTCCTGGCGCGCATTATAGCACAAACGTGAATGTGGAGCAAATGGAAGAATACGCGGATGTTGATGCACTGGCACGAACTGTTGACCGGCGGCTGAATGTTGGGAGCGGCGAATTCCCTTTGAGCTACTACAGGAACCTCGATAGCAACCCGGCTATGCCCGCCGACTATCATGCCGACGCGACCGAGTTCCTGAGCAACTGCGACGCGGGTGACCTGGATGAGATTTACGCTGGGCATTTCCTGGAGCATTTGAGTTACACCGAGGGGCAGGCGTTTCTGCGCGAGGCGTTCCGCGTGCTCACGCCGGGGGGCAAGATCGGCGTGGTGGTGCCGGACGCGCGCGAGGTGTTGCGGCGCTGGCTGGCCGGAACGATTGACGCCATCGAATACCCGGAACGGGTGTGGTGGCCTATTGCCGACCTCAACGCGGTGTGTCACCTCATTCTCTACTCGGACGCGCAAGAGTCGCCGCACAAGTGGGCCTATGACCGCGAGACTCTGGCGCGGGCGCTGAAACAGGCGGGGTTTGTGGAGCTGGCAGAGATTGACCGCTACCGCGACCCGCGCATCCCGGTGGGGGCGTGGTATCAGTGCGGTATCCAGGGGGAGAAACCAAAGGAGGGGGAATAATGGCGAGGGCATGGTGTCTCTGTGCGGTATGTCACCGCGTGTTGTACCTGGAGGACGGGCCGGTGTGCGAGGATTGCCGCACCAAGCAAGAGGCGGCGGGCAAAGAGGACAAAGAGCCGGAGCCGACGGCGGCATGAAGGTGCTCTTGGTTCACCCCGGCGCGACTTGGGCGGTAGCGGACGTCTGGCGCGGCGTCCATGACGCGCTGAAACGCCAAGGGGTAGAGATTGTGGAGTACGCCCTGGACGGGCGCATCCAATATTGGGGCGGTTTTCTCACGTGGGCCTGGAAGCACAACAAGGGCCGCACGCCCAAGCCGTCGGCGGGCGATTATCTCTACATGGCCACGGCGGGGATATTGGAGCGCGCGCTGTGTCACCAGGTGGACTGGGTGCTGATCATTTGCGGCAGCTACATGCACCCGGAGGCCATGAAGCTCTTTCGGCGCGCGGGCCTGCGCGTAGCGACCATTCTCACCGAGTCGCCTTACGACGATGAACGCGAATGCCGCATTGCCGGCATGTCCGACGTGGTGTGGACAAACGAGCGCGCCAGTGTGGAGACGTTCAAGCCGCACTGCGAGCGGGTGTACTACTGGCAGCACGCCTATGAGCCGGAGCGTCATCACGCCGAAACGCAGGAGGGGGACATCCCGAACGCGCCCGCGCACGACGTGGTCTTCGTGGCCACGGGCTTTATCGAGCGGGTAGAGGCGCTGAGCGCCGTCAACTGGGACGGTATTGACTTTGGGCTTTACGGCGCGTGGGGGTTGCTGGGTTCGCGGCATCCACTGCGCAAGCACCTGCGCGACGGGGTAGTGAGTAACGCTATCACCGCCGCGCTGTACCGCAAAGCCAAGATCGGGCTGAACATTCACCGCACGTCTATCGGCTGGGGGCGCGACGCGCTGCACGTCCTGGGCGCGGAGAGTATGAACCCCCGCTGCTACGAGCTGGCGGCGTGCGGTTCGTTTTTCATCACCGACTATCGCCCCGAAGTGGGCGAGATATTCGGGGACGTGGTGCCCACCTTCAGCACCCCGGCGGAGCTGGAGGGACTGATTCGCTACTATCTGGCGCATGGCGAGGAGCGCGCGCGTCGGCTGGCGCAGGCGCAGGCGCTCATTCAGGGGCACACGTTCGACGCAAGAGTGGCAGACCTGATAGCAAAACTGAAGGAGTAGAGCAATGGCTCTTTACCATGGTCGGCACGGACTGGTCTACATGTCCACCACGGGCACGGGGAACGCGACAAGTATCACCTCGCTGACCACGTGGTCGTTGGACATGAGCCGCGACACAGTGGAGGTGACCGCCTTTGGCGACACCAACAAGGTCTACGTCGCGGGTCTCAAGGACATCAAGGGCAGTTTCGAGGGCTTTTGGGACGATACCAACGATAACATCTATGACGGCTCGGACAGTGCGGACGGCGTGAAGTTGTACCTGTACCCGTCGTCTGACGCCATCACGAAATACTGGTACGGCCCGGCGTGGCTGGACATGTCGGTCGAAACCGGCGTGGGCGATGCGGTCAAGATCAGCGCTAATTTCAGCGCAAACGGGGCTTGGGGGCAGAAGTAGTAAGGGACTGGTAAAGAATGCAAGCCAGTGGAATAAGCGGGCGGTTGCTTTCGGCGGGACGCGAGGCGGCGCTGCTGGGCCGCTGGCAGTTGCAGACCACGGGCGGGGGCGCGTCGGTCACGGCGGCCCTCGCCGCCTTTGACGAGTTTCTGCTAGAGCACGGCGGGCGCTTCACCCTGGTGTTGGCCGTGGGGCCACGGGTGTGGCGCTGGCGCAACGCGCAGGTGATCGCGCGCAGTGAGACAACGATTGGGATAACGGGAGAGGGGAGGCCAGAGGAGTGAGCAGCAGACGAGGCTTTGTGACGGCGGAAACGAAGGTGCTGGACTTGCCAGGCGGCGGGTGGATCGAGGTCAAGACGCGCCTGAACCACGGCGAGGTCATGGCGCTCAAGTTCAACTCCTGGGGGCGCACGGCCATGAAGCTCCAGGACGGCGGCGCGGATATTCCAGAGTTCGAGTTGGACATGGCCCGCGCTGAAAAGATGCGTTGGCTGGCCTGGATCGTGGACTGGGCGCTCGTGGACGACCACGACAAGCCGGTGCGCGTGACGGAAAAGGCATTCGCAAGCCTCAAAGAGGATGTGGCCGCCGAAATCGAGGCGGTGCTTAGCGAACACATCGCCGCGATGGAAAAGGAACAGGCGGAGGAAGCACCAAAAAACGTATCGTGACCCGGCTCAGCCGGGATGCGTTTTGGGAGGCATGGGACGCGCAGAACAAATCTGACGCGGAGGTGATGGTAGCGATGCAGTGGAGTTGGCGCGACTTGTGCGAGTGTCCAGAGGACGTGCTAGAGCGCGTGATAACCCGCCTCCAAAGCGAGAGGAAATAGCGAATGGCGATGACGGCGGCGGAACTGAGGGTGGTGCTTTCCGCCAAGGACGAAATGAGCGCGGTGCTGAACAAGGCGCGTTCCTCGTTGCAAGGGCTGGGCGGTGAAACGTCTGGCTTTGCGGGCAAGGCGTCGGGCGCGTCGGGCGCGGCCAAGTCGGTGGGCGCAGCGATGGGTGGCCTCGGCTCGGCGGCCTCTGGCGCGGGTGCGGCGATGGCGGGCATCAGCGCCAAGACGGTGGCCCTGGGCACGGCGTTGGGGCAACTGGCGCTGGGCGGTATCAGCGCGGCGGCGAACGCGCTGAAAAACAACCTCGGCGCGTCCTACACCGCCGTGGCAGATCAACAGCGGATGCAAGCCTCGTTGGGGGCGATGGTCACCAAAGAGCTGATGAAGGGCACCACGGAGGTCGTGGCGGCGGGGCAGGTGCGCGTACAGCTCACGGCCAAAGAAACGGAAAAGCTCCAGGACTTGCAGCAGGCGGTGCGCGAGCACAGCAACGCGGTGAGTATTCAGGAGCAAAAGACGGCGGCGGCGCTGGCAAACGGCAAGCTCTCGGCGGCGCAAAAGGAAAAGGAAGTCATTGCTCTGGACAAGGTGCGGGGCAAGCTCTCCGAAGAGCAGGCGGCGATGGCCGCGCTGACGGCCAAGAGCAACCAGCTCGTCAACGTGACCAAGAGCGTCACCACGGGGCAGCTCGACCTTAACGCGGCGCGTGACGCGGCGGCTCCTATCGCGGCGGACCTGCTGCGCTGGGTGGAAAAGATGGGTGCGCAGTCGCCCTTTGAGAGCGGCATGATCGGCGACGCGCTGAAGACGAGCATGGCCTTTGGCGCAACCCGCGAGGAAGCCAAGGGCCTGGTAACGCAGCTTGTGGACTTTGCAGCGGCCACGGGCAAGAGCGACCAGGTGATCCAGCAGCTTGGCCTGGTCATGGGCCAGATTCGTGGCAAGGGCAAGCTCATGGGCGATGACATGCTGCAGCTGGTCGGCGCGGGCGTGCCGGTCAATGACATTCTGGCGCGCATGGGCAAGCAACTCTCGGACGTGTCTGAGGGCACGGTCGGCGCGGCGGGCTTTTTCAAGGCGTTCGGGGAAGAGATGAAGGGCAGCGGCTTTGAGGGCGCGGCCAAAGATCAGGCGACCTCGCTGGCTGGCCTCGGCTCCACGATCAAAGAGACGATGAACATCGTCAAGCGCGATATGAGCAAGGGCGTGTGGGAAGCCTTGCAGGGGCCAATGGCGAGCTTCCTGAACGTGCTCACCGACGAAAAGAACATGACCGCCATCGCTGCCTTTGGCAAGCGCATCGGCGCGGGGCTGACCGCTGGCATGAGCAAAGCGCAGAGCGCAGCGGCATCGGCGCAAAAGGCATTCTCCGCTGTCGGTGGGGGCGCGAAGGGTATCAAGGCCGGGGCTATCTCGGTGTTGCCTGACCTGCTGGGGGCGGATGCGCCCAAGGCGGCGGCGGTGATCGGCCCGGTGCTCGACTTTATCACCGGCAAGGTCGAGACCTTTGCGGCGCGCGTGCAGGCGGTCATGCCCTCGGTGCTCCAGGTATTCAACACCCTCTCTGCCAACATCGGCCCGATCATGGCCACGCTGGGGCCGGTGTTCGCGCAGGCCGGGGGCATGATCACCACGGCCCTCGGACAGATCGCGCCGGTGGTAGCCTCGGTCATTGGCACGATCATCACCTGGATTGTCGGCAACCTGCCTCTCATCCGCGATACCGTGGCCTCGGTCATGACCTCCATTCAGGCCATTTGGAATGCGGTATGGCCCGCGCTGGGTCAGGTGATTCAGACGGTTGTGCCGCTGGTGTTGGACATCATCAAGGCGATGATGCCCGTGTTCGCGCAGGTGTTCTCGGTCATCGCCACGGTGGTTAAGGCGGTTATGCCCGTGGTGGTCAGCGTTATCACCACCATCGCCGACATCATCCGCGAGAATCTCCCCGCGATTCAGACCATCATCAGCACGTCAATGGACATCATCTTTGCCGTGTTCAATGCGGTGTGGCCTGCGATTCAGGCCGTTGTCACCACGGTGATGGGCGCGATTCAGGTCATCGTGAGCACGGTCATCAACGTGATCCAGGGCATTCTGACGGCGGTGATGCAGGCTATTCAGGGGGACTGGGCGGGGGCGTGGCAAACCCTACAGAACACGGTATCCGCGTTCAAGGAAACGGTGGAGGGCTATCTGCGCATTTTCCAGGTGCAGTTGCGTACCCTCTGGTTTGACATGATAGCAGAGCTGAAGGCGGTGTGGGTTGACGCATGGGCGATCATCGGACAGACGGCGCGGGACGCCTGGGACGCGATCAAAGCCTTCTTCTCTGGCCTGCCCGCGCAGATGCAGAGGCTCGGCGAGGATATGTTCAACGGCCTGAAAGAGGGGCTGACGCGCAAGGCGCAGGAACTGGCTGACGGGGCCAAGCGGCTGATCGCCAACATCATCGGCGGGATGCGCGACGAAGCGAACAGCCATTCGCCATCGAAGGAAACCTGGCAGATAGCCATTGACCTGGTAAACGGCCTGGTGGGTGGACTCGACCAGGGCACCCGCGACGCGCTGAGTGCCGCGACCGACCTCATCGGCAAAGTGCTGGGGGTGTTCTCGCAACTCTCGAATATGAAGGGCGGCCCGGCGGCGATTGACTGGGCAGCGTGGGGCAATGCCATTCGTGACGGTGCGGTGACGGCGGCGCGGGCCATGAAAGAGGCCGAGGCCATCATGGGCGCGAACACGCTCAACGAAACGGGCGGCGAGGCGGGCATTGCCGACAAGTTCGCCAAGCTGTTCGGGGTCATGCCCGACTTTAGCAAGATAGCGCTGCCCAAAGAGATGCCCGACCTGGAACGCTGGGGCGCGCTCATGGCCGGCGTCGCTATCCGCGTGGTGGAGGTGATCCGCGCAGTGGAGGCGGCCATCGGCCCGGACGTGCTCATGGCCGCAACGGGCGTAGCCGACACGTTCAGCAAGCTGTTTGCTATCATCGGCGCTGACCTGGCCAAGCTCCAAGTACCCGACAAGTTCCCCGACCTCACCCTCTGGGGGGCACTGGCAGCGGGGGCGGCCATTCGCGCTGCCGAGGTGATCATGGCGGTCAAAGCCAAGATCGGCGACACCATGCTCTCCACGGCGGCGGGGCTGGCCGATAACGTCAAAAAGCTGTTCGACATCCTGGGGGTGCAGCTCACGGCGGTGGTGCCGCCCGCACCGACGTTCGTGCCCTTCTTGACCGCATACCTGGCCGCGCTGGAAGTAGCCGCGCCACTCATTGCCAACGCGCTATTGCGCGTCAAGGCGGGATTCGCGGACAAGGCTCTTGGCGCGGCAGCGGAGGTAGGCGGGCAGATCAAGAGCATCTTTGAGGTGCTTAGCTTGGGCGAGATGCTGAAGGGGCTGAAGGACTTTAATCTCAACGCCTCGGAGACCGCCGTGGGCGGGCTGGTGTCCTGGCTGTACAAGTTCGTAGCGGCGATGAAAGCGGCGGTTGGCGTGCTGGTTCCGGCGCTGGTCTCTATCGGCACGCAGTGGGGCGACGCGCTCACGAGAGCCGTGGAGACGGCGAACAAGATCAAGGCAGTGATGGAAGCCATTGCTGGCGTGGTCGTGGCGCAGAACGCAGCGGCGGAGACGGGCATTGACGCGGCGCTCATTGGCGAGCTGGTGCGCCAGCTCAACGCGGCGGGGGCGATGATCGGCACGGGCGGTGTTCCGGCGGGCATGGCTACCACACCCACGACGCCGGCGCCCGCGGTGGGAACGCCGGCGGGCGGCGACCAGGCGCAGGGCGTGCAGCCCGTCACTATCAACATCTTTGGGCTGGGCGATGCGCTGCTTTCCAGTACCACGGTTGTGGCGCGTCTGGCCGAGGCGGTGAACATCCTTATCGGCGAGAACTATGTGCCAGGGGGGGCGTACTAATGGCCGCCAACGACCTGAGCTACACCAATAGCGCGAGCACGGTGCTCAACCTCAACGACGGCTCGACGTACAAGCTGCGCGCTATTCGGGGCATTTACAACGACACGGCGAAACCCGTCTCGGTGCAGGTGGCGACCAAGACGCCGCCGGAACAGTTCCAGGCGTACAACCGCACCGCACGCACCTTCGAGGCCGACCTGTTGGTGTACGGCTCCAGCTACAGCAACGTCGTGACCAACCTCGCCGCGCTGGGCGCGCACTTTGCGGTGGACGCGCGCGGCGACGGGCTGGGCACGCTCACCTACACCTCCTGGGCCAACAACCAGCGTAGCATCCGCTGCGGGCTGGCAGAGCCGTTCGACGACAGTAAGTGGATTCCGGCGGCGACGAAGGCGTGGACAGAGGTGACGCTCAAGTTCTACGCGCCCGACCCGACCTTCTGGAATCCCACGGCGGTAACGGGGGCGAGCGCCTTCAACGGTGCGACGCCGGTCAATCTATCCTGTGCCAACACCGGTAACCTCAACGGCTATCTGACCCTCACCTACACCGGCACGGCGACGGCCACGGTGAACCCGAAGGTGACCGACGCCTATGGGCACTGGGTAGAATTGGAGGGCACGGTCAGCAACGGCGACGTGGTGGTGATGGTGCTCGACCCCTCCGCGATTAGCGTGCTCTACACGCCGTCGGGCGGATCGGCGACGAACTGGTGGGGCAAACGGAGCGCAACCAGCACAATGGTCTATGCCAAGTATGGCACGAATAACCTGGTTTTTAGCGCCACGTCGGGCACGGCGACGATTGCCACGACGTTTTATCCGCGCCACAGTCAGCATGGGTGATCATAAATGACGATGACCGTTCCCGCAATTGCGCGTTGGGATGACTGGCGCTTCGACCTCTGCGACAGCAACGGCGTCGCGTTGTGTTCGCTCAACGAGGAAGCGCAGGACTTTGAGGGCACGGCGATACCGGGCGCGACGGCGCACCGGCTGGAAACGTGCTCCTTCAAGCTCCCCGCGCACGGGCGCGCCGCGTCCTACATTGACCCCGACGTGTTGCAGATGATCCGCATTACCCCCTACGAGCAGAGCGCGCAGGCGCTATGGGGATTGATCGGGAAGGTGCGCGAGCAATACGGCAAGACCGCCGAGCAGGATTATCTCACCGTCTCTTGTGTGGGCGTGGAGTACCTGCTCCACTCTCGCCAGGTCTACCACTGGGACGGCGCAACCATTGGCTGGATCAACGTCACCGGCGGGGTAGATGACTTCCTGAAAGAGATGGTCAGGCAGACGGCGGTCGCGGCCACGTGTGGCACCGACGTGGACGGCAATAGCCGCGCCTGGACGTGGGGCACGCTGGTTGTGGCCGCCAATACGACGGCGGGCACGGTGGACAGTTACCGCGAGGGCGAGGGCTTCCTAGATGAGGTCATCGCCGCCTACGCCAAAGATCACGGTGTAGGCTGGGAGTTGCGTCCCACGGTATCCGGCGGCGCGGTGACGTTTACTTTTGCCACGGCGGTGCCTAACAACGGCACGAACAAAAGCACCGGCGCAAGCCGCGTCATCATCAATGACTTTGCGGATGTGCTGGTGCCCAGCGCCTCGCGGTATCGGGACTGGCAGCTCCTCGTCACCGACATGCACGGCATGGGCTACTCTCTGGTGGCCTCCGACACCACCCTCAGAACGGCGTGGGGGCGCTGGGAGGGCGCGTGCAACGAGACCGTGCACAACCAGGTCGAGCTACAGCTCGCGCAGTTCGGCCTAAAAGAGGGCTTTGAGGCGGAGTTTGAGGCGAGCGCGGCGGCGGGCGGGGCCTGCCGCTGGCTGGCCGAGTATTACGTCGGTGACATTGTGCTGCGCAACAACACCCGCCTGGGCATTGTCAGCGAGGCGGCTACCATCGCCGCGATCAAGTTTACCTTCCCCAACCGCGTCCTAAAGTTGGAGATTCGCTGGGGCGAAAAGGAACCCAACCAGAAGCAGAAGCAGGGGGGCACCTATCACCGCCTCGCGCCGGGCATTCCGGTCTTCCCGCGCTACGCCACGCCGGTGGCCGTAGGCGCGGCGAACGCGATGGGCACCATTGCCAACCGCGACATGGTGACGGGCGACCACGTGCACAAGGCGGTCATGGTCGTCGGCGCGCAGACGGTAACACCGGACTCTGGTATCTGGACATACGTTGCGGGCACGGGCATGGTCATCACCGGCAACAGTCCCAGCGCGCACCAGATCACCTTTGCCTCTTCGGTAACCGGCGGCTGCTACTGGGATCGGGCGGCCAATGGCGGCGACCCGTATCTGTTCCCGCGCACCTCCGGGGATGACGTGCACGTGCTGGGCGGCGGGGCCTTTCGTCTTTACCGCGCCGACTCTACCCTCGCCTACCTGTTGGAAAACACCGGTGACGTGCTCATCTATGGCAACGATGGCACGACGCAAAAGATAGGGCTGGAAGCGCAAAATGGTAGCGTGGGCACGGTGCACTGTTTCACTGCTGGGCGTCTCTCTTCCGGCGATGGGCACGAAAACGTCGGGCGACTGAACCTCTATAAGGGCCTGAACGATGACGCCGACGCGCACTTTTACGACGGCTCTATCGCCCACTGGTACGCGGGCGACGAACACACCGGGCTAGAGTTGGTCACCATCAGCGGCACCGACGGCTCCATCATGGCCCGGCGTGCAGTCGCAGCCACGCTTGCGGCGAGCATTATCCCCACGGGCGCGGATAGCGTGTTCCAGACCAAACGCGCCAACGGCACACTGGCAACCTGGATCAACGATGATGGTGATGTGCTGATCTATCGTGATGCGGGCGGCGGCTCTACAGAGCAAACCGTCGGATTGGAAGCCCAGTATGGCGGCGTGGGGGCGCGCAAATGGGGTTGCTTCGGGCGCATGCCCGATGCTGGCGGACTGCGGACACAGTATGCGCTACAGCTCTTCGCCGGCAACTCCTACGGCGGCGGCTCCACTAATGCCAACCTGATCCTATTCGACTCGGGCACCGCCTATTGGTCTACCACCGAGGCCACCTACGGGAGCTATCGCGTGGCCATTGGCGGCGCGAACGGTGACATCTGCGGCTATACTGCGGCGGGGGTGCTATCGTTCAAGGCGGCCAGCTCGGATGGCAACCTCGAGCGCATCAAGGGCTTGGATTACAGTTGGCCCGCAGCACACGCCGCGGGGTATCTCTACGATAACGGGTCTGGCACGCTTTCGTGGGCGGCGGCACCGGCGCAATACTGGACGGATTCCGGTTCCGCGCTCTACCCCACCACTGCCGGGCGCGATGTGGTGGTGCGCAAGGCGGACACGACCACGACGATTACGCTGGCAGCTGCGACGGGCAGCGCTACGTTCGCAGGTAACGTCACGGCGCAGGGTAATGCAGTCTACGTGACCGACGCCAACACCTATCTCAACCGCACCGCCTCGCTGCTAAACATCAAGACCGACCGGGCCAGCATCTACCTGTGGAATGCCACGCATACCGTCATTCTGGGCAACGGTACATTCTACCCATCAGCGAACAACACGATCAAGTGCGGCGACACGGCAACGCGTTGGTCGAATGTGTACAGCGTGCTGGGTAGTTTCACCGGCCAGATCACCTGTGGGGCGGCGGGGGCCGCGCCGCTCTCGGTGCCGCTCACCTCTACCAAGGTGCTCTACTTCGACTCCGACCTGCACGACGGCTACCATGCGACCGAGGCCAGCGAGGCGAGCAAAATCCCCGTGCGTGACGCCAACCAACTCATCAACGCGGCGGGGCTGGTACAGAGCGTCAATTACTACCTCAAGCCCGGCGACACCGGCACGGCCCTCGCCGTGGCCGGCGACATTACGGCCACGGGCAAGAGCGTTTACGCGAGCGCACTCGTTCACGGCAGCTATCACGTTACGCCGGGCGGCGCAACGTCGGCGGTGTTGGCGGGGACGGTATCGGCTACTCAGTATACCAGTACCATCCCCACGGCCAGCGGCGCGCCGTTCGTGGTCGCCTCGCAGACCGAGGTGACGAACCTCAACGCCTATCTGCTCAACGGGCATTCCAGCACCACCGCCGCTACGGGGAACACCATCGCCCTGCGCAGCGCCAGCGGCGACCTGACCGGACGGGTACTGATCTCTAGCGTGAGCACTGGCACTCCGCCCTTTACCGTGAGCAGCGCCACAAAAGTTCCCCTCCTCAACGTGACCTATCTCAACGGCTTCCCGGAGTCGGACACGGCATCCGGGGACACCATCGCGCGCCGTGGCCTGGTGGGGCAGCTCGCCTGTGCTGCGCTGACCTGCACGGGGATCACTGTGAACGCGGGCAACATCGTCCTTTCCGCGCTAGGTGCCACGGTGGATGGCGTAGACCTGAGCGCGTTCTACACCGCCTATGGCCTGCACCCCCACCACTTCACGGCGACAGGCACGATCAGCAACGGCGCGATCACGCTATCAGGGTCTACCAACACCAACACCAATTTTCTGGACAAACAGATCGTAAGCAGCGGGACGGGTGCAACGGAGAAGTATTTCTATATGAGCGATTCCGCTGGCGGGGGTAGCCCCTATTGGTCAAAAGCGGTGCTCCAGGATGGCACGCACACACATCCGCTCAGTTCGGGCACGGCATCGCAGGCGGCAAGTACGTTTAGCGGGACGGTGGATCAACACACGTCCGCACCAGTATAGGAGGAGGAAGGCACAGTGGAGGCTCATGAGGTTCGGGAGTTTGATTTTACGGTTTGGGAGTTCATCAACGCCGCCGCGTGCGTGAATAACGTGCGCGAGTACAGCGTGGGAGAGCACGCTATCCTCTACCCGCTCTCACACAAGCTCAGGATGACCGACGCGGAACGCGAGGCTACGGGATTCCAGGAGCGGCGGGACGGTGACGAGGTGGGCTATCAGTGGCGCGTTGATGCGCCGCTCATTCGCCGCAAGTTGCGCGGCGAGGCGGTGACGCTGCTCATTGCCCTGGTGATGCATCCGCCGCGCCCGCTATTCACTATTGCCGACGGCGACTTGCGCCGCGCCCTGCTCGAAAAGCTGGGAGCCACGGCGGAACAGCTCAACGAGCTATTCGGGAGCGACGAATGAGCAAGTTATGGACAGAGGATATGCCTCCAGGACTTCCCGGCGAGGATATTGCGGATAGCGCGTCGCGAAACGCCATACTCTCTGGCAATGGCGGTCTGGCTGGGCGTCCCGTGGACATAGCGCACGCGGATCTCGCGCACCTGCGCTTCTGTAAGCTTTGCCTGCCCGTTCCTTTCGCCACGCAGCCTCTGCTCGGGGTGTTTATGGCTGTAGTGGCCCTCCCCACGCGCCACACATTCAGGATGGCGTCGAGAGAAATGGGCGTTGCCGTGTTGCAGCTTTTCAGGATGCGCCTGTGCTACATGCCTGCCTTTGTTGACCATATCCTTGGCGTTATCAGATCTAGTTCCCAGGAAGAGATGCGAGGGATTGACACAGGTAGGGTTATCACAGTGATGACAGACGCAAAGCCCCCCAGGGATAGGGCCAATGCAGAGTTCATAGGCGACACGAGATGCCCTTTTCAGCCTTGTTCCAATACTGATATGGCCATAGCCTTTGGCGTCTGCGCTTGCCATCCACAACCAACACCCATCCGCGCCAGCGGACTTGTCAACCTTGGCCCAAAAACGCTGCGCGAGAGGGCGCTTGCGCGCCTCGTGAGAACAGGCTCTACTACAATATTTTCCAAATCCACGCGCGACCTGAGAAGGAACGGTAGAGAAGTGAGTACCGCAAATCTCACAAACGCGATCAAGCATCTTGCTCCTCTCACAAAAGGTGACACCCACGATCTTGGGCGGTTCTTGCTGAGGGAACCAGCGCAAAAGATCATGGGTGTCATAAAAAAGAAAGCCGCACCACGCTATAGGTTCCCTCAGCACCCTGAGTATAGCATATTCCAGCAGAAATGCAAGGCGGTGGCGGGTGTCTAAATTGTCCCTGCAGTGGATCCGTATGCCCGAATGGGCCAAGGAGGTTGCGCCGCGCCTACGCTGCGTCAAGCTCGTTGACCCGCCCAGCACGCCGCCGTGGGGCGACCTGCAATACATCATCCGCACCCCGGACGTGGACGCGCTACAGAACAGGTTTATCCATCTTGGCGCGGACGGCGCAGACGCCTGGTGGCTCACCTATGGCCCGTTTTTCCGGGCGCGCTCTTGGGCGCACGCTATTGAGATCGGCAATGAGCCAGACACCAGCGAGAGCGCGCTGCCCGCCTGGGTGGCGTTTACACGCCGCGCGGTGCAGCTCGTGCACGAGGCCGGACTGCGCGCCGTGGTGGGCAACTTTGCGCGAGGCACGCCACAACTGCGCGCCGCCGATGCCAACAGCCGCGCCTGGTGGATCATCGCCCCGGCGCTGGACGGTGCGGACTACCTAGGCCTGCACGAATACGGTTTCCCGGACATGATGCGCGACCATGCCTGGCATACCCTGCGCCATCGCTTTGTAGCGCAAGAGCTGGCCGGTATCGGCGTGGCCATGCCGCCGACGCTGATTACGGAGTGCGGCATAGACGGCGGCGACCGCCAAGGGTGGAAGGCATTTACGGACGGCACAGAGCACTACCTAGACCAGCTCGCCTGGTACGACGCGCAACTCTCGCAGGACGAGTACATCAAGGCGGCCTTTCTGTACACGTCCGGCCCGACATGGGATTGGGAGTCGTTCGACGTGACGGAGACCATCGCCCGCGCCGTGGCCGCGTGGGGCGGCGTGTCGCTCGTGTCTACCCCGCCCATCATCGCAGAATCGCGCAATATACCACCGGAGAGTAAGACGACGCCCTGGCGGGCGCTCTACATCCATCATACCGGCATTGACGCGCCCTTTTACGGCCAGCCCTCGGTGGACGCCACGATCACCTATTGGAAAGGCCGGGGCTGGGACGCCTGGCCGCACTGGATTGTAGGGCCGGATGGTAGCACCTGGCCGACCTTCGACATAAGCAAGGACGGTATCGGCGTGAGCGGGCACAACGCGGGGGCGCGCCACATCGAGATGTGGGGCCTGTTCACCGACCATACCCCGCCCGTTACGCAGTGGGATGCCACAGCCACCCTTGCGGCGCGCCTGCTCTACGACGCGGGCCTCGATGAGAGGGCGCTGCGGATGCACAGAGAGGATGAGCGCACCGAGTGCCCAGGCCAGGCTTTCGCGCAAGAATGGCCCTGGTTCGTGGCCGACGTGGGAAGCGCGCTCGACGCGCTGCGAGATGAGGACGCCGCCCCGCTTGGCGACCCCGACCACCCTATCACGCCGGTGTCGCTACTCTGCGAAAAGGCGCGTTGGCAGTGGGAGCAGACGGTGCGCGAATTGGAGGCAGGCGACACGGCCACGGCCCTCGCACGCGCGCGCACCTGCGCGGCGTGGCTGGGGGAAGCGGAACGCTACTACAAAGAGGCGCGCCATGCCTGAGTTCACGCTCATCGAAGGTGACTGCCTGGAGGTGATGCGCGGCATGGCCGATAACAGCGTTGACGCCGTGGTGACAAGCCCACCATACAACACCCTGCCTACATCGCCCAATGGCAGCGGAATGCATAAGCATAATGCCTGGTTGCAGAAGGCGAGTGATGGCTATTTTGACCAAAGGGATGAGGCGGATTATCAGGCGTGGATTAGAGATGTGATAACCGAATGTCTGCGAGTTTGTAGCGGCCTGGTATGGGTGAATCACAAAGTGAGGTATCGCAGTGGTGAGGCAGTGCATCCTGTGCGGTTTTTACCTTTCCCAATCTACGCCGAGGTGGTATGGGATCGTGGTGGGAGCATGGCGCTAAACTGTAAGCGGTTTGCCCCGTCATATGAGATGATATGGGCATTCGGGAAGCGGCGATACTGGAATG